GCATGGAGCCGCGCATTTCACGCTGGGGGGTGGAGGGGCTGGAAGTCGGTGCTTTCTTTGGGGTCGGTGCCGTAACCGCCGACGGGCTCGTCGCCCCGTCCGCTTTGCCTGTCTGAGAAATTTTAATGAGCCGATACTGGCCGCCGGTGACGAGGCGGCCGATGGCGGCTTCGACGCGGACTTGGGGCCACTCGGTGGCGAGCTTGCCGCCGGTGATGGCTTTGAGGTGGTCGGTGAAGCCGGGGGTGTCCTTCAGGCGGGCTTCGAGTTTGCTGGCGCGCTCGGTGACTTGGTTGAGGGTGCCGAGTTGTTTGCGGCGGAGGTCGGCGTCGAGGATGGTGCCGGCTGCCCAGGAGGCGTAGGTGTGGTCGATCTCGTAGTCTTTGCCGTCGACGCGGGAGCGGTAGGTGGTTTCGATCTCGTCGCCGTTGGCGAGGTGCTTTAGGATGGTGAGGACGTTGCGGGCGTCGACTTCGAAGGCGTCGAGGACTTTGTCGTTGTAGACGTGGGAGAGGGAGTTGGGTTCGGCGAACTCGGCGGGGAGGCTGTTGCTGCGCTGGGCGTCTGCTTCCTCGAGGGCTTTGAGTTTGGCGGTAAGTTCGGCGGCCTGCTGTTCGGCGGCCTGGGCGCGCTTGCGGACTTTGGCGGCTTCCTTGTGGGCTTCGGTGACTTTCTTGCGGGCTTTTTCGTCGAGGTTTTTGAGGTCGTCCTCGGTGAGGGGGGCGGGGGCTTCGTCGGTGGGGTCCGCGCTGGTGGTGTCGGCTTCGGTGTCCTGGCTGAGGTCGAGGACGATTTCGTCTTCGGTGGAGGTTGCGGCGGCGCTGGGCTTTTGAACCCCTTCGCTCTCCAGCGCCGCCGGTTTGGACTCCTCAGTCGCGGTCTTGGCGCTGGTAAGCGCGGCAAGTTGGTCGGGGGTGAAATGTTTGGCCAGAGCGCGCTGTTTGGCCTCGGTCATGGGGGCCGCTTCGGGAGCGCCCATCGTAGCGATGGTGGCATCAGCGGCGGGGCCTTCGGAGGTGACTGCGTGCTCTGGCATGTGGTGGGTTTTGCCTCACTTTTAGGCAGATGCCAAAGGCAAAATGGGGGTTCATCCCGTCTCATCCCATCTCATCCCAATTCATCCCATCTCTGCGTTATGATTTACGCGATTTCTGAGGTAGCGGGGATCTGGGTGAGGGTGCTGAGGAAGTCGGTGAGGGCGTAGGCTTGGCCTTGGTCGTGCGGGGTGGCGTCGGGGGAGATGGCGCGGCGGGTGGTGAGGGCGGCGCGCATTTCGAGGAGCTCGATGATGGCTTTGACGGAGGGTTGGTTCCAGTGCTCGCGGATGGACTGGCGGCGCTGGCGCATTTGGGCGGTGAGCTCGGCCTCGGTGAGGGTGCCGAGGGGGGGGCAGCCGTGGGCGGGGTAGAGGAGCGCGGGGGCGGGTGGTTGTTTGGGGATGTAGTGCATTACGTCTACATCGCATTGCTTTTGATCGGCAGGAGCTTTCTTGGGGGTGGGCATTTGGGACAGGATTTACAGGATTGCAGGATTAACGGGATTTTTGTGAGGGGGTCATTGGGTGGAGGGGAGGGATTTGAGGTAGGCGAGGAGTTCTTCGGCGGGGGTCTGGACTTTGAGGGGGTCGGCGGCGCCGAGGCGGCCGGTTTGGGCGTTCTCTCCGTATTGAGTGAGCTGGAAGACGTGGTGTTCGAGGCGGGCGATGAACACGTCTCGGATCTGCTGGTTGGTGGCGATGACTTGCTGGCGGAGGGGGGACTTTTGGTATTCCTCCACCATGACGCCGGAGCGGGCGGTGGCGTCTTGGCCTTCGGAGAGGGGCGGGCTGCCGCCTGCAAAGATCTCGGTGATGGCGGCGCGTTCTTCGGTGACTTCGCGCTGGGAGACTTGGTCCATGGGTTGGACGGCGACGGCGGCGAGGGAGGGGTGCAGGATGTTAAACCCGAATTCGATGATGGGGCCGGTGTTGATTTGGCTGCGGCGGTCGAGCGGCATCAATTGTTGGTTGATGAATTCGAGCATGCCTTTGGCCCAGTCGAGGTCGAGGGAACGGACGTCGAAGGCGACGTTGTAGTCGAAGGAGCCGCGCACTTCTTCGCGGTCGGCGATGACGGGTTCGCCGGTGCCCATGATGCGGGCGCCGGTGAGGGGGGGCATGAACTGCTGGATGAGGCGGGCGGTGAGGCGGACGCCACGGGTGATGGAGAGGAGGAACCAGTCGAGGTCGGCCTGGCCGCGTAGCATGGAGGTCTGGGCGGGGACGTTGTCGCTGACGCGGCCGAAGAGGCGGTCGGTGGAGGCGCGGAGGGTTTTCTCGATTTCGATGGAGCGTCCGTCGGGGCCGGGTAGTGGGAAGGCGCCGATGGTTCCGGCGCGCCACTGTTCGATGAACATGCCGGGGGAGATGCGGGTGCCTTTGAGTTCGGCGGGGCCGGTCCAGGGGGGGACGGTGGTGAGGCTGGCCATGTCCGTGCGGGAGTCCCACTGGGCTTTGATGGCGTCTTGCGGGGTCTTGGTAAGTTCGGCGATGGCGCGGGAGCCGAGGAGGAGTTTCTCGGTCATCTCACTGGTGACGGCGAAGAAAGGGTACATGCCGTCCCAGTGTTCGAGCAATTCGCGTTTGGCGACTTTGTCTGGGACGTCGGGGTGCAGGACGGTTTCGTAGACGGCGGTGAGGCCGTCGGGCGTGGTGGCGCGGTCCCAGAGGCGGACGATCTGGTAGAGGTTGCGCTGGGTTTCGCCTTTGCCGTATTCTCCGCCGATGAGGGTGCCGCTGGTGCCAGCCCAGCGGACGCCCATGCCGGAGAGGGCCCACTCGGGCATGTTGGAGGCGTAGGTGGAGAAGGATTGCGGGCGGCCTTTGTGCTTCTCAAGGACTTCGGTGAGCCAGGCTTTGTCCCAGCCGTGGATGGCGGCTTCTTCGCGGAGCTGCTGGGCGGAGAGCCACTGGACGCGGGCGATCCAGCGGGCGGAGTCGAGGCCGTCTTCCATGACGGTCTCCGGCGGATAAAAGACATCGACGAAGGGCATCAAGGTTTCCCAGTTCGGGCGGGAGGTGCGGACGTAGGAGGAGATGTATTCGGCACCTTCGGGGGTGCCGGTGCGGAGTTGCTTGACGGCGCGGCGGGCTTCTTTGAGGCCGGTGGGGCCACGGGCGGCGAGGCCGGGATCGAGAAGGAGGATCAAGTTGGCAAGTTCGTCGGTGCGGGTGTCATCCATGAGCATGGTTTCGAGGATGACGGGGACGTCTTCGGCGATCATGGCCATGTCGGCTTCGGCGGCCATGGGGTCGGTGGGGTCTGTCTGGGGGGTGAGCTGCTGGGCGAGGGCGGCCTCCAGCATTTCACGGGTGACGATGCGGCGTTCGGCGCCGCGCTCTTCCTTCCAGTGGACGTAGACGAGGCTGTGGCCGGTGCGGTCTGCCCAGTTGCCGGCACGGAGGCCCATGGTGGCGAAGTTGCTGCCCATGGCGGTGGTGAGGTAGTAGCGCAGGACCTGCTTCATGCGCTGGCTGCGCGGTGCGTCATCGGCGTTCTGCGGCATGACGGAGAGGGCACCTTTGGCGAGGGCGGCGAGGAACATGGCCTGTCTGTCGCGGAGGATCTCTTCGGTGAGGTGGACTTCGTGGTCGGCGGCGTTGTTCCAGGGCATGGCTGGCTGGCCGGGTTTGTCTGTTTTGCGTCCGGTGCCGTTCTTGCCTGCCCACCAGCACTGGCGGGTGCGTTCGTTGCGCTCCATGAGGGCGGTAAACCAAGTGGCGTCTCCGACGGCGGCTTGCAGTTCGCGCAGGGCGTCGTCCACGCGCCAGCCGTCGAGGGGCTTGGCGGGGTCGATCACGTCTGGCAGGGTGCCGGGGGCGGATGTGGATGTCATGAGCGGGCGTGTGTGACACCCGCCGGTCTGCTTTCCTCCCCAGGAACGACGTGGGCAGATTGCGGGGCGTGGAGGTGGTTGTCAATCCATTTTTGCACGGCGGACTTGAGCCAGAGCTGGCGCTGGTGGAGGTTGTGGGGGTGGGGGCGGATCTCAATGAGGACGAGGCGGGAGCGGTAGATGCCGATGCCGGCCTGGGCGAGGAGGTGGCGGGCTTCGGCGCGGGTGAGGAGTTTGTCACACATGGGAGGGGGTGGGGGTTTATTTGTTAGCCTAAATAAGCATTGCCGTCGTCGTTTCGGCGCATTGGACGTTGATCCACAGGAATGAGTTTTCCGCGCCACACGATTTCATCCCGAGCAGTAAGTGATACCTTTTCGCCTATTTTTGGCAGACAGGTTTTTGGCATTTGGATAACTGACGAGGTTTCCAGATTATCGGTTTCCTTGCTGGCAGGCCAGTGCAGCAATACTTCATTGCACCATTCAAGTTCTCGAACGGCCCCTATTTCTGCGGTGCGTTCCCTTGCTTCAGTATCATTCTCACGCAGTTTGTTTACTGCGTAGAATCGAATCATTTCCAGTAATTTTCGGAGGTGCGGATAAGCTAGGATGAGCAGCACAAGCAGAGCGCCAAGAATTAACAATGCGCTGTTGCCGATTTCCTGTGGCGGTATTGACGGATGGTTCATGGTAATTGAATCGTTTGAGTGTTTGCGGTGTTCGGTGACGGCATATCTTGCACGTTATCTGGCGACGGGGTAGAGGACTTGTCCGGCGTGGCGGACGAAGATGCGTTTGTCGATGAGGATGCGACCGCCGAGTTCGCGCCACTTTGCGCAGAAGGCGAAGTCTTCGGAGGTGCCGTCTGGGTTGGTGGGCCAGTAGTTGGGGAGGTCGCCGAATTCGGTGCCTTTGAGGGTGCCGACGTGGGGGCGCATTTTCTCGAAGACGCTGCGGTGGACGCGCATGAAGCCGCGTGCGGTTTCTTTGACTTCCCAGAGGAGGCCGTCGGTTTGGCTGGGGTCTTCCTGGCCGGGGAGCGGGGTGAGCGGGGGGTCGAAGCGGATCTTGCGCTTGCCGTAGAGGCCGAAGACGAGGGGTTCGGTGTGCTCCATGAGGGCGGCGAGGTGGTCGGGCGTGAAGACGAGGTCGGTGTCGATGACGACCATTTCCTGGCAGCCGCTGTCGAGGAAGTGGCGGGTGGCGATGTTCATGGCGTAACCCGGATAGGGGGTGGAGATGTGGCAGAACACGCTTTCGCCACGGATGGCGGCGAGCATGGAGAAGGCCCAGGAGGTGACGGAGAGGCCCATGCCGTTGTCGATGATGGGGTAGAAGGTGGGGGTGGGTGTCATGGTGTTTGTTTGGGGGGTTGGGTTAGATGCGGAGGGTGCGGGGTTTGGGGCCGTGGTATTCGAAGATGTCGGGGGTTTCGGTGGGGGTGGCGTCGATGGTGGTGCCGGGTTTGAAGTGGCGGGTGGCGACGCGGGGGGTGATGAGGCGGACGGCGACGCGGGGGCCGATGCCTTCGATGGGGTCGATGAGGAGGCAGCGGAGGAGGCGGGGGTTGAGGCCCTGGTTGCGGGCGACTTTGAGGGGGATGGTGGCGGTGGTTTGGGTGGGGGTGTCTTCGGGGTCGCCTTCGAGGGCGCTGTCGGGATCGAGCTGGACTTGGGCGAGGATGGCGGTGTAGCCGGCTGGGGTGATGGCGATGGCTTTGCTGGGCTGGCGCTGCCAGTGGGTGCCTTCGATGAGGGTGTTGTCTTTGCGCCAGTCGCGGAGGCGGCCGAGGGGGATGCCGTGGCGGGTGGCGATTTCGGTTTCGAGGGTGAGGTCGTTCATGGGTGTTTGTTTGGGGGTGAGTTAGTAGCCGCTCCAGGCGGGGGCGGCGGGGGTGGTGCGGTCGCGGTAGCGGGGGTTGGAGAGGAGGTGGTAGGCGATGGGGTCGCGGAAGTCTTTGCAGGCTTCGTCCTTGTAGCTGGTGTGGTCTCTGAAGGGGGGGAGGGTGTAGGTGCGGAGGGTGAAGAGGGTGTTTTGGCACTCGGTGTTGATGAGGAGGCCGGGGAGGCCGAGGAGGTCGGTGTTGAGGGCGGTGTTGATCATGGTGTCGCCTTCGTCAAGGGAGACGCCTGCGGCGGGGTCGAAGGGGATGGCGTGCTCTTCGTCATACATGGCCTCCAAGACGGTGGTGTGCTGGCCTTTGCTTTCGGTGGGGGCTCCGGCGAAGCGGGAGTCCATGAGGGAGGTTTCGGGAAGGGCGAAGGTGCCTTCGAGAGTCCAGCCGTTTGTCCATGTGAGGGGGCCGGTCTGGGTGCGGCCCTGCCATGGGGTGCCAGTTTCGGCGAGCTTGTCGATGAGGCGTTTGCGGCCTTCCCAGATTTGTTTGATGTAGTGGGCGCGGGACCAGGCGAGGCGGGTCTTTTGGGCGGGGCCGGGGTCGCCGTTGAGTTTGTCGCCTTTGCTGGGGACGGCCCAGGGGCCGAGGTCGTAGCCGTCGACGCGCCAGCCGGGGGTGGGCCATTCCTGGGCGAGGTAGGAGCGGCCGGCTGGGTCCACTAGCCACCAGGTGATGACCCAGGGTTTGGAGCCGCCGGGGTCGACGACTTCGTAGAGGGAGGCGATGCGGGGGAGGTGCTCCCAGGTGGTGAGGTGGCGGTCGCTGAAGCTGTGGTAGAGGCGTTCGTCGGCCTGGGCGGCGTCGCCGTAGAGTTTGATGCGGATGGTGCGTTCGTCCCAATCGGCGGCTTTGCGGGAGAGTTCGGTGTAGGAGTCGACGATTTTGTTGGCGGAGGTGTGGAGGAAGCCGACGAGGCGGGTGGGGTCTGTGGGGTAGGCGATCTTGGGGACGCGGGGGTCGGTGACGCCGGGTTTGCCGTCCAGTTCGGGGGCGATGACGAGGTGCTTTTCGGGGCGGTGGGCGCCGTCGAGGTAACGGCGGACGGTGGCGGTGTAGCCTTCTTCGGGGGTGTAGGAGATGAGGTGGACGCCGTGCATGAGGGCGCCGAGCTGGGCGGGGTGCGGGCGCGGGGTGGTGGGATCTCCGGCGGCGAGGCGGGCGAGTTGCCTTTCGAGGATGAGGATGCGCTGGCGGTGGGCGGCTTGGGTGGTGTCGACGGCGCGGGAGACGAGGCGATCGTAGAGGGCTTCGACGTGGTTGACGGGGATGGCTTCGTCACTCCAGACGGTGGTGAGGGCGTAGCCTCGGTAGCTTTCGACTTCTTGACTGAAGAAGCGGAATTCGAGTTCGCCGCCGCCTTTGAAGGGGGTGGCGGTTTCGTCAAGGACGGTGAGGTATCTCTCCAGTTTGTTGTCGGTGAATTTGCCGCCGGAGAATTTGAGCTTTTGGTTGCGTTGCTGGGCGATTTTGCCGCTGCTGCCGCCCATGAATTCTTCGAGCATGAAGTGCTCGATGGGCTTTTGTTGGAGTTTTTGGGAGGTGTTGTCGGTGCGACTCAAGCAGAAGATGCCGGCATTGCGGGTGTAGATGAGGTGGCTGACGATGAGCATGGCGCAGACGAAGGATTTGCCTGAGCGGATGCCGCCGGAGATGTAGAGTTCGAGGACGGCGCCGGGGTAGGCGATGCGCTTGAGGCTGAGTTCGTGGAGGAAAAGCCACCAATCCGTGGGCACCCAGGCGCATTCGAGGGGGTAGTCGACCATGTTTTGGATGACTTCCTCCCGGGCGTTGTAGAGGGTGAGGGCGGTGGTTTCGGTGTGGGTGAGGAGGGTTTCGAGGGGGATGGGGTCGACGACGGGGCTGGGGGTCTGCCGCTGGTGGAGGGCGGTGGCGAGCTGGGGGTCGAGGAGGGGCATGGGGGAGGATCAGGGTTTGCGCTTGAGGACGAGGCGGTGGGGGGCGAGGAGGCGGTTGATGGCGCGGGTGCTGTGGTAGTCCCGAATGATGAGTTCGTGGGCGACTTGGTCGGCTTCGATGATGATGAGGCGGCGGACGATCTGGCCGGGGGCGCGGAGGGGATCGGCGGTGTCGAGCGCGGCGAGGGCGGCGCGGCGTTCGCGGTCGAGCTTCCAGCGTTGGTTGGCCATGCGGCGGCCGCGCTCGGAGGCGCGCTGGATGGCTTTGCGGGTGTGGGATTGGCGGGAGGTGTGCATGTGTTACTGGTGTGATATCTGCTTGTTCTCTGAATCCAAGCCTTCGGCGGCGATCTTTGCACAAGTCCCGTGCGGAAAGCCTGGCCCATCGTGAGCGGCGATGCTTTTCAGTGCGCTTTCCATGCGCTTCATGTTCGCACGGATCCCGTCGTAGTCTTCCAGTCGGCGTGGTGAAGGGCTTCCTTGGCCTTTAGCCATTGGGGCTTCGGCACAGAGCCATCCGTATTCGCGGTCGGTGATGAGTTCCGCTTCGTAGAGTTCCGAGCGCATGAAGCGCACAAGATCGAAGAGGCGGACGTTTGTATTGATGTCGGAGTTCATAGGTATTTCGGGCTGATTCAGAGAACAAGTAGGTGGATGAAACGGCGAGAGAGTCTATTGTTGAAGCGGGGTGGATTCGCGCCGTCCATCACCACCAGCGTTCAGTAGGCCCATTGGGCGTGGCCGAGAATTTCTTCGGAGTCGGTCCACCATTCGTCCCACTGGGCGTTGGTGGCGACTTGCCAGTCGGGGATGGTGGTGGCGGCTTCGGGGGGGGTGAGGGAGACGGGGAGCCACTTGAGGCGGTTGTTGGGGTAGATGGCGAGCTGGCCGTTTGCGAGTTTGATGACGTTGGCTTCTTTGTGCTCTTCGAGGAGTTCGGTGTCGCCGATGTCGAGGTGGCCGCTGGGCTGGCCTTCGGGGAGGTAGTCGAGGGTGAACCAGTAGTGGCCGGTCATGGGGGGGTGGCCTTTGCCCATGTTGACGAGGACGGGGACGTCACTGAGCTGTTCCTTCCGCCAGAGTTCGATGGAGCCGGAGAGGCATTCCCACATTTGCACTTTGTGCAGGGGGAGGGGTGTGTGGTCGTCTTCCGGTTCATACCAGTAGAGGCACTGGGGGGGGACTTTGTCAAAGCAGGCGGCGAAGCGTTCGACCCAGACTTGGAAGCAGAGGGGGCGGTTGCGCATGGCGCGGACGGAGACGAGCCAGGCGACTTCGAAGCGGTCGGCGGGGCCGCCAAAGGCGTCTGCGCGGACGTGGATTTGGGTTTTGGGGAGGTTGATGTTTCTCATGGGGTGGTGGGGGTGGGGTCGAGGTCGATGATGGGGGTGATGTCGCGGGGGGGTGGGGGTTGGCGGAGGGCTTCGAGGTCGGCGAGGGTCAATTTCGTGGTGAGTTTGATTTCGGTGGGGAGGCCGCCGAGGTTGCGTTCGACCTGGTTGGCCTGGGTGAGGGTCATGGCGATGGGGCCGAGGTCGCGGACTTTGGCCTGGGGGAGGAGGTTGGCGGCGGCTTCGAGGGCTTCGTCGCGGACGATGGCGGCTTTGAGGCGGGCGATGTCGGTGAGGTCGATGCGGGCGTCGATGATCCAGCCGCGGATGATTTTGCGGAGGCCGTCCTGGGAGCCGGGGTCGGTCTTGCCGAGTTCGGGGCCGATGAGGCGGGCGACTTCGGTGATGCTTTCGCCGTGGCGGATGAGGTCGAGGGCTTGGGCGTGGGCTTCGGGGTGGTGCTTGGCGAGGGTGGTGCCGGTGTGCTGGCGCCAGGCTTCGGTGGGGCGCGGGGGGAGCGGGGCGCCGTCCGGGAGGGTGAGGGGGAGTGGGGGGGTGGTCATGGAGTCACTCATGGGGGGTGAGGGTTTCGCGAATGCGGACGGGTTTGAATTTCCAGTCTGGGGAGTGTTTGGCGTGTTTGAGGCGGGCTTGGCGTGCCCATTCGCTGGCGGCTTTGCGGGTGGTGAAGAGGAGGGCGCGGGTGGGCTCGCCAGGGTAGCGGCGGGGTTCGAGTTTGTGCCATTGGGTGCCGAGGATCATGCTTTCCAGGCGGGTGGTGGCGGAGCGCATTTCGATGGCCCAGAGGGGGCGATTCCAGGGGGTGAAGTGGGGGATGTGGGGGGGACGGGGGTTCATGGGGTGGGGTTGGGCAGGGAGGTGGCGGTTCTGGCGTGGGTGTCGCGGGCGATGCGGATGGCGTCTTGATCTTCGTGCTTTTGCCAGAGGCAGTCGGTGCCGTATTGGCTGCGGCGGTCGTCGTATTCTTCCAGCAGTAGGCCTAGGGCGTGGCGGAGTTCGTAGGCGGTCAGGAAATTTTTCAAGACCTGCATGAGTTGATTGTCGATCTCCTGCTCGGCTTCGGCGCGGGTGACGTAGTCGATGTCGTGTTCGGTTTGGTCGCGGGTGAGGATGGTCATGGGGGTGGGGTGTGGGGTTAGGCTTCGGAGTAGCGAGCGAGGCGGGCGG